TGGTATTACAGCAACATTCCATGTTTTGGTACCAGCTGCTGCCGCCATGCTAATCATTATTGACTGAGTCATAGCTACTTGACCTGTGTTTTTGACATCTTTGCCAAGTGTTACGCCTGTAGTATTAAGTAAAGGTCCTGCCTTAATAGGCCCTGTAAATGTTGTATTCGCCATTGTTACCTCCTCATAAAGGGTTTATTTTAGCGTCTTATGAGTGTCTGCTAGGGCAGTCGCTAAAATTTATATATTACCTAGAAAGTGGGGGAATTACCCCCCACTCAATTATCTTATGATGTTCCTGGAGATCCATAAACACAACGTGGATCTGAGTAACCGAAGCTGTAACGCTCACGGGCTTTAAATCTTACGTTGCCTGTATCGAAATCGCCTTCCATCTTAGTAGACATACTTAAACGTTCAAAGTGAACAAAGCCACGAGGAGCGTCTGTTTTCACAAACCATGCGTTAGCATCGTTTAAGAAATGATTAACGGTATAACCCTGTGGAAGCATTCCCATGTTTCTTGTAGCGTTAATATCGTTATCAGCAGTCCCAGGACGAAGTGTAGACTCAAGAAGTCTATCAGCTACGAACTGTAAGTTGGCAGGAACTATCAATTTAGTACCTTGTACGGACACTTTTAAACCGCGTTCGTCAACGTAACCAGCTATGTCTATTAAAGCATTTTCAAGACTAGTTTCGTTAAGGTCGGCAGCAGTTACAGGTCTATTAGCAAATGTAGCGTTATTTACTAATGGATGAGCTGCATTAACTAAACTCACTCCGTCGCCACCTGTTACAGTAGCTGTGAAAGCGTCATTTAGTATAGTTGCACCTTTAACCTGTTTAGTGTGTGCCATACTTCTTGCTAAAGCTTTTGTATAACGAGAAGCAAGACGATCATAAAGATTATCTTCGATCGCTTCTTCTGTTATTGAGAAAGCTAATGCAATAGTTTCGTTATTATACCTTGCAGTATAAGCTTCTTGTGCGTCATCAAAAGTGATCGCAGAACCTTCACCTTTAACAGGTGCCGCTCCAAAACCAGATAACATCACTTCTTCTTCGAAAGCTCTTTCTGATGACTCAGTATCAAAAATTTCGGCTGCTTCGTTTTCATACCTGTTATACTCAAGTCCAAAAAGGGCGTTGAGGCCAGGCTCTAACTCTTTTGCGAGTTGTGCTCTAGATATTGCCATGTTTCAAGTCCTTCCTATAAACCGATTGTTGTAACGGTACCAGCGGCTACAGAGCCGTTTGGTGCGTTAAAATGATTAAGCAAACGAACAACTATTCCAACACCTGGCGCTGTATAATCAAGATTAGACGAATCTTGCATCCAACCCATAATTCTTAAAGGCATTGCTGCTGTTGTATTAGTGCTTCCCATAGCTATTTGAGCTTTAGAAGAACCACTTATAGCACTTCCATCGTACCCAGTAAAGCTTGCTACTGCACCAAAGTTTGCATTCTGATAAATCAAAGCTCTTAAAGTAGCTTCGTTAGTTACAGTTGAGTCCGTAGCAATTACGAATAATTGATCTGGATCATCGTACACATAAGCTTTAATTTCATGTGCTGAATCTGCGCCTGAACCAGGCCAGAAATTACTGAAAGTCATTTTTCCTGTTACGCTAGAAACGTACTCGCAACCCCAAAATACACCTACAGTACTGACACTTCCGCCAGGTGCTGCTTGTGATCTTTCAATATAACCAGAGGCAGTAGGTATAACCATTTGTCCTTGGTAAATTGAATGAGTTGTTCCGTTTGCTATCGCATACATGGAATAATTTGAATTTCCAGTAGAGTTAGTCCCAGAACCTAATTTACTAATCGGTCTGAGTCCAAAGGCTTTTTGAATATTTGCCATTTTTTTATTACTCCTATACGGTTAAAAATTAGTCCTCGCTCTTGCGAGAACCTCCAAATGTTACACGAGTTTCTCTTTCTGGCTTATGAATAGCCATTGCAGGATGCTGAGAACGAGCTAACTCATTGTCGACAGCTGCCATTTGTTCGCGGGTTCGACCCCGGTAGTATGCGTCGCGCTCATTCGCGATTTCAATGGGCAATCTTCCTAGTAGTAATCCACCTACTCCAATGACTCCGGCATGTTTGCCGTCATCGATTGTTGGAGCATCAAAATCTGGGTATTCATCGCCTCGTACTAATTCCCAACCTTCTCGTGCCATGGCTGAAACATTTTTACGGTCGTCAAAACCCATAACTTCTGCTCGAATCCACCTATGAACATAACCTTCTGGTGGTTCCGGCGCTTCTAAAGCTGATGGTGGCTTCCAGGGCCCTCTGCGTGCAATTTTTTCGCGAGTCTCTTGAGCACGTGCTACTCTCGTATTACTTTGGGGAGTTGTGTTCTCCATTTTTTCGTTTGTCATTTTCTTACTCCTTCACATATTTTGCGTATTCTTCAAGCGGTACGCCCAGCTTCTTAGCTATAGCTACTTGTGAAGGCGACAGCCGCACAGTTTTTCGTCCACCTTTGTTGCGGGATCTAGAAGTCTCAGCAGACGCAACCTTACGACTTCCCCCGTTAATTGTTTTGGTTCCCAACTTATGAGGAAACTCCGAAACTAATCGTTTATCAAGTTCAGCATAGTACTCTTCACTTTGCGGGTCAAACCCTTCATCCTCAATTAAACGCCTGTGGATGCCAAATGAGGCATATGTCATAACTTCGTCATGACCAAACCAGTCATTTTTAGATGCCCAAGCTTCCGCTTTTGGGTCAACAGGTTGTTGAGGTTGTTGTTGCTGCACGGGTTGTTGAACTTGTTGCTGCACAGGTTGTTGAGGCTGCTCTTGAGTAGCGGGTCGCTTTAATCTTGATTTTTCTACTGTCAAAGTAGCTAAAGCTTCTTGAGCTTCCACAAGTTTATCACTATCTCCAGACTCATGTGCATCTTTTAACGCACGTTTTGCACCACTAAGTTGTGACTCTATTCTTCCGCCAAACTCTTCTTGGTAACCTTTGTCTAGATTTTGTAAACGGTTTTTTAAAGACTCGTTTTCTCTTTTAACGTTTTCTGCAAATTCATACGCCGATGCTTTTTGACGTTCTTCTTCGCGCATACGTTTTGTTAACTTGTCAATACGAGTTTTTACTCCCGCACTGTAATCCTCAAGCTCATCTTTTTTCTCTGGTTCTTGAATAATTTCTGTTGAAGATTCAGATTCCGAGTCGCTTCTAACGGCTTTCTTAGCGTCCGGATCTATTTCGATGTCTACGGCTTCTTCTTCGGCTTCACCAACTTCTAATTGTGATTCAGGCATATTAATACTCCTTTAAATAGCTTTCTGATTTCTATATATGTTTAACGTCTTCTGGTTCTAAAATAGTAGCGATCACTTCGTCATCATTTAATATACGAACTTCTCCTCCATCTATCTTAAAACGTGAACCTGCGTAACGGCCAATACAAACCCATTGACCCTCTTCGCACCAAGGCTTAAAATCTTCGCCAAACTTTGCCGAATCTTTGTAGGCTAGTGGTCCAACTCTTAAAACGTAAGCGACAACCGTCGATAATTGTTCGCGTTCTCGTACAGCGTCCGGAATATATATTCCAGATTCTGTTGTTGCTTTCCCCATATACGGCATGACTAAAATACGCCATCCTGTAGGCTGAGGAAGTCTTTCTTTAAGGTTTTTCTCTATTAAACTCGGATCAAGAACTTTAGCGTCTTGCGGTTTATATAAAGGTTCTACGTTGACATTTTTCTTTTTCTTGGTTGCTTTCACAACATGGTCGGGCACATAAAGTGTTTTCGACATTAGTTATCCTTTCAATTTTCAATTACTTTCTGCTTTCTCGTTTCGGTCTAAAGCGTCTTTAACTTCACGCTCTGCAAATTGCAAGCCCTTCATTTCTCCTGTAAGCTGGCGATACTCCTCCATATTTTTAGGAGAACCGCCGAGAAGAGCCTGTTCTGTTAATACTATTCTTTCTTGTATTGCTTTAAGAACAGTATAAGCAAAATTCAATGAATCCACTAAAAAGATCCTCTAAACTTCGTTCCTCTTATCATTGCTCCTGTGCCACGGACACCTTCCGTTTCACCTAATGAAGCACGTGAGTTATGACCCTGTATAGTTGTAACGTCAGCCCCCACTTCCATAATACCTTCTGCCGCTAATGAATGTTGCTTGTCAAAGTCCGCTTCTGATGGAGAGTGTCCAGCATCTTCTTGTCTTTCCATAGAAATACTTAAACGGCTACCTTCTTCATCTCTAAACTCAATGTCAACACCGCCACGTCTATAGTTTTTCATAGTGCCACACATATTTCTATTTCTTCTGTAAGAAGGTAGTTCACTCTTAGGTTTTTTATTTTTATTAAGTAATTTGCTTATTTTGGCAGCTCTAGTTCTATCTGCCTCTGAGATAGTTCTTGAGCCTTCACCTAAAATTGCAACTATCTTTTGTGCGGATATAGGACCTTCGCCCATAGCTTCCTTTGCCATTTCCATAGCATCTTTATCTGAAATAGTTTTAGTAGGTGTTCCGCCTTTGCTATAGTTTTTCATAGTGCCACCCATATTATAGTCCATGGTTCCGCCCATATTTCTATTTCTTCTGTAAGAAGGTAGTTCACTCTTAGGTTTTTTATTTTTATTAAGT